TGCACCATCACATACGTTGTTTCGTCTGCTAGCTTTCTTAGCAGTGCGTAGGCTTTTTCTTTATCTGTCATGCTGCCCTCAACTTTTCAGAGATCCTTGCCTTCCAAGAGTTCCAGTCCTCTCCTGGTCTAGCTGGACAATTTACTTTTGCTGCCATCTCGGCAGTACCCTTCTCTGTAGCCCACCACACCACAACCTTCTCTTGTGCAGGTGCGATCTCTAGTTCATCTTCCCATCTTCCTTGGTTCAACCAGGTAGCAGGATGCGGAATAAACTCCTGACCCGTTCCCTTCACCTGGTAATACTTGTTGTGCGTCACCAGAGCCTCTACAGCGGACTTTTGCTCACTGGGCGATAGTTTGTTCCATGCCTTCTGTGCAGCGCGTTTAGCGACCTTTCTTGGGTACTTACTCCAGAACTCTTCAAACATAAAACCTCCTGTGTTGGAGTTTTTACTTTAGACCTTTTTTTGTTTGTTGAATGTCGTTCTGTTGACAATCTTCTGTTTTCTTTATTTCTGGACATAACTTCCCCAAGGGTGGTAGCACTCACCTCGCCCCGCAAGGGTCACTTCTGGATGTTCCTTGCCTAGCGTAGCCGAAGCCAGCGATTCTCTCCGACTATCTCTGTGTCTACCACCCATGCAGAAATAGTCTACGTCCAGTACCTCACTGACAGTCTGGATCGGAAGTGCTCTAGGGTGTCCAGATTCCGGTGTTCTACTCCAAGCAGCCCATGCAGGCTCACTACTAACGGGTGGAGTCCGGTTATCGAGCGGAAATAAAAAAGCCACTTACTGCTGCGCCTGGTTGCTGTCCCCTGTTTTTACAGGAGCAGACGCATGAGTAAGTGGCCTTAATATTGTTGACAGCAACGACAACAGAGCAACTATATCACATCTCTACGACCTTACAAGTCCATCCCTCTTTTAGCTTACCCCAGCCATGAACCTCGATCTTCCAGCCTGCCCTCAAGATAGCCGGAAGATGCTCACACTCGCTTATCTTCTTCACCCTGGCGTTGATATTGGCCCTGCTCGTTGTCTGAACTAGCAGCGTCTCTTCGTCTCTGAGGCAAAGTATGTCTCCGATGCTGAAAAGGTCTTGTCGGATACGAGCCCAAGGGTTCCAGTGCTCGACTATTTGGCATAAATAACCTCGCTCCCTAAGTAAGGCTAGAGACCTCTGAGTAGGACTAACCGACGAACGGCGTGTTTTCTTGGTGTCAGTGGCAGAGATTGTCATTACGGCGACAGTCTTAATGGTTTATCGAGCCTAAGATTACTCCATCGCAACAAGGAGAAAACATGAAGATCGTACTTACAAAACAGCAACTAGGTGAACTCATCAAGGAACATTTTTACGACAACTACAACCTGCCTAAAAACATGGCAGTAGTGTTCGACCACGATAGCCACAAGGAGTTCTGCGTGATCTACGTTAAGGATGGAAACAATGAACTATGACTGGTGGCTAGATCGTCAACTTTGGGAATATGACAGGGAGAGAGAACGTGAGCACCAACAACAGCTGGAACAACAGGAGTACGAACTTGGAGAAGTGGAAACCGACGAGGAGTGATTGGATCTTATGCAGCATATTGGGAATCTTTTACGGGGTACTCCTGTTCCTGTTCGTAAGGTAGAAAACATGAAATTCAGTGAACTCAACAAAATTAACGTCAACAGCAAGATCGAGAAGAAAAACAACCTCTCGTATCTATCCTGGGCTTGGGCTGTAGAACAACTTTTGCTCAACGATCCATCTGCTACTTGGGAGTACAAGCCTCACCAAATGTGGGGCGAGACGGTCATGGTGTTCTGCGAGGTCAAAGCATTTGGAGTTTCTCGCACTGCCCAACTTCCCGTCATGGACCACAGAAACAAGGCGATCTCCAACCCAGATTCCTTCCAGGTCAATACCGCTATGCAGCGATGCTTGGCTAAGGCTATCGCGTTGCATGGTCTAGGGTTATATATTTATGCAGGCGAAGATCTGCCTTCCGAAGAAAAGGTCGATGAGCTTGAGACCTACAAAGCAAAACTCGAAGCGGCAGAGTCATTAGACGCGTTAAAAGCTGAGTTCTCTCCGGCCTACAAGGCTATGAAGGACAAGCCAGAGATCAAAGAACTCGTAGCAGTTTACGAAGCCAAGAAGAAAGCACTTACGGAAGTCAAATGAACCTAGACCGATTTGAAGAAGGCTTGATCGACGACATCCAGACTAACCGCTGCAAGAAACTCTTGTGGTCGGTCATCAACCTGGCAGTTGAAGATGCGTGCCGCGCTCCGTACAACAAAAAGCCAAGCACCGAGTCAATAACCGCGATGAGGTTTTTAATCGGCAACGGCAAGGAAGCTGATCTCGATTCTTGGCTGATGTGGCTCGACGTAAACGGTCCGGTGTTTAGAAGGAGACTCTTGGAGGCCATGTTCTCGGATCACCACGATAAGTTCCCAGACATGGCAAGAAGGGCTTTCAGAGCAAATTACAACTGGTGGAGGCTCAATGCGACTGATTTTAACGACTGAGAATGACCGAAGGAGGGCCGTAGAGGCTCTACAAGACGCTGAACTAGGTTACATGGTAACTATCTCCAAACCTCCTCGTACAGCGGCTCAGAATCGGTTTTATTGGGCGATTCTAACTGCGTGTTCTGAACAACTCATGAACCAGGAATATACACAAGACATCTGGCATGAGTGGGCTAAGACTCGATTCTTGCCCACAAGGATCGTAGACCTACCTGGAGGCCAGGTGAAGGAGATTGAGCCTTCTACCGCTTCTCTCACGGTCTCTGAGTTTTCGGATCTTGTGGAGCAACTTTTACAGTACGCGTTGGAGAAAGGCTTGATCTGGACTGATGAGATGAAAGACGCTGAACTCGACTTAAGGAAAATCAATGTACGTCAACAAAAAGCTGCTTGAGGCTTGCAGGCATATCCCTTGCGGGTCTTGTTTTGCAGAGGATGGGACTGTAGTAGCCGCACACAGGAATCAAGGAAAAGGCATGGGCATAAAAGTGTCTGATGCTTTAGTAGCATCCCTGTGCTTTCGTTGTCACACATACTTAGATCAGGGGAAGGATATGTCTCGTGAAGAACGGAGGGATTTCTGGAACCAAGCGTATATCAACACGATGCAGGCAATGATCGAACGAGGATTTCTAAAGGTGCAAAATGGAACAAAGAACTGACGAATGGTTTAAGGCAAGACTAGGTCATGTAACCGCTTCTAGGGCTTCAGACGCGATTGCGAAGCAAGGTACGGCTACACGCAGGAACTACGCAATACAGCTCGTCACAGAGCGTTTAACGGGCTTACAGAGCGATTCCTTCACGAACGCTGCTATGCAGTGGGGTACAGAGCAAGAACCTATCGCTAGAGTCGCGTATGAGCAGGCTACAGGCTCGATTGTGGAGCAGACAGGCTTTCACAAGCACAAGAGCATAGAATGGCTTGGAGCGAGTCCTGACGGGTTTGTGGGCTCAGGGCTGATCGAGATCAAGTGTCCCAACTCAAACACTCACGTTGATTATTTACTCGCAAAGGAGGTTCCGACTAAGTACAAAAGCCAAATGCTCACTCAAATGCTCGTGACAGGCAGGACATGGTGCGACTTTGTAAGTTTCGACCCAAGGCTTCCAGATCACTTGCAGTTATTCATTGTCAGATATGAACCAAAGCCAGAGGAGTTCAAGATCATCGAGCTTCAACTCACGAACTTTCTAGCCGAGGTGAACGAAATGGAGAAATCGCTATGCCAAAAGAACTAACTGGATCAATAAGCAAGAACAAGAAAAAAGAAAAAGACGCTCACCCTGATTACAGAGGGTCAGCGACTATCGGAGGGATTGACTACTGGATTTCAGCCTGGGTCAACGAGGGCTCTGATGGCAAGTATCTGGGGTTGAAGTTCCAGCAGAAAGATGGAGAAACAAAACCCTCAAAACAAGACGATGACGATTCCGTACCGTTCTGAGGAGAAAGATATGCACCTAAGCAAACACCAAAGCCTGTTGAGGCAGGCTTATATTGTTAGACCTAAACTCATAACCGATGATTCTCCAGCTTTAGATAAAGCGATCAAGACCATCGAGAGTGAGAATCCTAGTGCGTTTTGGAAAGAGAAGGACTTTGAAAAGAGGAGGTTCTATCATGCACCACGGCCAGGCACTCCTTACGCGGCTGCTACTCATGCGTGGCCGAAGGAACTACTATGAGCAACTGGAAAGAGTTAATCGAGAATCAGACGAGGAAAGAGCGGTTCAGACCCGTCGAAGAAATATGGAGGGAGCGCGGCTGGATTCCACCGTCAACAGAGTGCCCAGACACAATGGCAAAACATAAGGCTTTTAAGGAGTGGTCGATCCGTGGAATCGTGGATCAACCTTATCAAGCAAGTTAAGTCGTCTGATGTAGAAGAAATAACGGCGGCGTATAACCAAGCGTTGCCGTTTGTCGTTCAAGACTGGGCAAAGATGATCTTAAAGTTAGCTAAAAGCAAACGACTTCCGATCATCGAGAAGATTGACAAAGTACACGGAGAAAAGATCGGGCAAATGGTGCGAGACGAAGTTACCGCGCAACACAAAAGACCTAAGACTTAGCTGGAGGAACAACACCCTTAACGCGCTCGAAACTTCTCATGCCAGCAATCCCCAACATCCCGCTCAAAATAACCCATAAAGCCTCCGTATCTAGCATGGGAGGAGGCTTTACCTCTTGCGGGACAATCTGTTCTGCCTGCATCCAAGTCCACGCCCATACCAAAAGCGGGTAAGCAAGGAACTGATAGAACATCGCTCCAGCCCCTACCCAAC